CCGGTCTGTGATCGGTTCGATTACGTGAATCACCGTAACGCGGGAGCGCGATCGCGCACGTGCGGAATGCCCGTAACTCGACATCGGGGGGGGAGGGCGAATGTGCAGTTACGGGGAGCCGGGAAACCACGGGGCCGCGCCGCGCGTTTTGACAGTAAACAAGTCTTTTAGAATCAACGAGTTACGGACGTTCTCAAGATGGGCCGAAATGGGGCCGCCGGCCGATCCCGTAAGTGATTCGAGGTTTCGCCCCACTTAGCGCCACCTTGACAGGAGGGAAATTGTATGGATGACCGAGGGATCTTGACCGAAGAGCGAGCCGCCAGGCGGTATCGCCAGATCGCCGGGATCGAGCGTGCGCTCAATCTCAAAGCCAAAGAGTTGGCCGATGCGAAGCAAGGCGTACGCGATGTCCAAGAGGATTTTGATGCCCTCTTGAAACAACTCCGCACGGCCGCGAGAGACGAGGGCGATCTCCCGCTCTTTACGGATCTGGATTAGCGATGCCCGCGTTGCATGCCACCGAGACCGCCGATCGGCTCACGTGCCCGGTGTGCGATGGCGCGTTGCGGTGGATCGCCGGCCAAGGCGCACCCGAGGCCGGCGATTACCTGTTGTGTTTCGGGTGCCGGTGTTGGCTCGTGCTCGGGCGGCGGGCCGCTCGATTGATGAGCGATGGCGAGTGGATCACCTTGCCGGCCCACACGCGCATCCGGCTCACCGGCATCCGTGATGGCCTGGCGGCCGAGAAACGAGCACGGTAATGGGGAATTGGAATAGCGGCCGGCGGCCGGCACCAACAGCGATCAAGGCCTTGAACGGCATCGTTCGCAACGGGCGGATCAACCGCTCGGAGCCGGCGATGCCGCCCGTGCCATCAGACTTTGCGGAGCCGCCCGAGGAATTGGCCGGCGATGCCGTGGCGTGTGACGAGTGGCGGCGGCTCGTGGCGATCCTCACGGCCGCCGGGGTGATCACCTCGGCCGAGCGATCGATCCTCGTGGCCACGTGCGTGGAGTGGAGCCGCTACGTAGACGCGCAGAAACAAATCCGCACGCTCGGCATGCTCGTGAAAGCGAAAGCCGAGGGGATGCCCGTGCGGAATCCCTACATCCGGATCGGGAATGACGCGTTGAAACAACTACAGCGATTCTGGATTGAGTTGGGCCTCACGCCCTCATCGCGCTCGCGGCTCTCATCGTTGCCGATCGTGCCGGCCAAAACCGTCAGCAAGTGGAGCGAGGATCTGTGACCCGCCGCGATGTGATCAACGAATTGATCGATCTCGTGGATTCGATCTACCGCGCATCGGAAATCGATCGGCCGGTGACACCTCGGGATCTCGATGTGATCCGCCAGGCGTGCGCTCGCACGATCGATCGGATCGATGAAGAGATCGAGGCCGCATGACCGATTCGGATCCGTGGCTCTTATCGCTCCACCTCACCGAGCGCGACATGCGAGCGGTGGCCGGCGGCACGTTGCCCCGGTGGATGCCACGTGAGGCCCGCCGCGCTTTGCGGTGGCTTGATGACGGTCTCGGCAAAGGAATGCGGCGGGTGATGCGGAACCGCCGCCGAAAGGAAAAACGATCGGCCGAGTAGACCCTAGGTGCCCATCGGGCCGCCCCGGCCGATCGTTAGTGCCCGCTTGGAACGGTGCAAGGGAGAGCCTACACCCGTGCCCCGACGCGAATCAATGGCCGACCGCAAGGTACGGCTAATCAATCAACTCACGCACACGAAAGGGCCATTCGCGGGGGAGCCGTTCATGCTCCGGCCCTGGCAAGAGCGCGACATCGTACGGCCGCTCTTTGCCACCACGCCCGAGGGCCGGCGGCGGTACCGGACGTGCCTCTTGATGATGCCGCGCAAAAACGGCAAGACGGAATTAGCCGCCGCCCTGGCGATCGATGGCTTGATGTTCGATGGCGAGTTGGGGGCCGAGGTGTACTCCGCCGCCGCCGATAAAGAGCAAGCCGGCCTCGTGTTTCATGTGGCCGCGCAAATGATCCGCAACGATCCCGATCTCGTGGCCGCGTGCGATGTCCTCGATTCACAAAAACGGATCGTGCATCGAAAAACCGGATCGTTCTACCGGGCGATCTCGGCCGAGGCCTACAGCAAGCACGGATTCAATGCGAGCCGCGTCATCTACGATGAACTACACGCGGCCCCCGATCGTGAGCTATGGGATGTGCTCACCACCTCCACGGGCGGCCGCGATCAACCGCTCGTGATTGCGATCTCCACCGCCGGGTACGATCGCCATTCGATCTTGTGGGAACTGTACGCGCACGCGAAAAAGGTACTGCAAGATCCGACGATCGATCCCTCGTTTCTCCCGATCATCTATGAGGCCGCGATCGATGCCGACTGGCGCGATCCGGCGGTGTGGCACGGGGCCAATCCCGCCCTCGGGGATTTTCGATCGCTGGAAGAGATGCAGATCGCGTGCAAGCGAGCCGAAGAGATCCCGGCCCAAGAAAATACATTCCGCCGGCTCTATCTCAATCAGTGGACCGAGCAAGCAAGCCGATGGTTGACGTTGGTCTCATGGGACGCGTGCCGGGGCACCTGGCAGCGGAGCGAGTGCAAGCGGCGGCCGTGCTATGTCGGGATGGATCTTTCGAGTACGCGAGACCTCACCGCGATCGTGGCGGCCTTTCCGCACGAGGACGGATCGATGTGGATCCTCGCGCATTTCTTTATCCCCGAATCCACCGCCGGCACCCGAGGCCGCACCGATCGGATCTCGGTGCATGAGTGGCAGCAAAAAGGATGGCTCACGATCACCCCGGGCGATGTGGTGCAGTACGAAGCGGTACGCGCACACCTCAACGCGTGGGCCGATGAATTTGACGTGCGCGAGATTGCGTACGATCCGTGGAACGCCACCGATCTGGTAACGCGGCTCGCGGACATTGACGGCTTTACGTGTGTCCCGATGCGCCAGGGGTACGGCACCCTCAGTGCCCCGAGCAAGGCGTTAGAATCCGCGATCCTCTCGCGCACCTTGCAACACGATGGCAATGCACTGTTGCGGCTCAACGTCGCCAACGTGAGCACGGAGAGCGATAACAGCGGCAACATCAAGCCGAGCAAATCGAAATCGACCGATCGCATCGATGGCGTGGTCGCCCTCGTGATGGCGATCGATCGCCTCACGCGCAACGCGGCCCCGCCGAAACAATACCAACTCCTAATCATGGGCCGCGATCTCCACGCGGCCCGATTGCCCGAGGGGAGGATCCCGTCATGAGCGATCCCAAAGATCCGACGTTGCTGATCCTCGGTGGCTCGCGTCGGCCTCGCGGCCGGCCGCCCGTGGATGAACCGCGTGCCCTGGCCTCGGCATGGATGCCGGTGACGGAGTATGACGCCTTGATCACGTTGGCCCGCAAGCGAGGGGAATCGATCTCGGCCACGTTGCGATTCGCCACCCGCTTGGTGATCAAGCGGGCGGAATAAACCGAATCAAACAAATAGCCGGCGGCCGCGTTGGCGCTACCGTGCATCCACTCCGATGAGCACGAGTGTGGATGCCGTCCTCGCGGGTGAGGTGCAACTCACCATCAAGGCCGCCGCGAAATCTGGCCGCTCGTTTTCCGGCATCGCCTCTACGCCCACGATCGATTCGCATGGCGAGATGGTGGATCCGCTCGGCCTCACGTTTGCCAATCCGGTCCCGCTCCTACTCAATCACGATCAACGGATCCCCGTGGGCACGGTGACATTTCAGCGAGCCACCGCCGCCGGCTTGCCGTTCACGGCCGCGATCCCCGAAGTGACCGAGATCGGATCGCTCAAGGATCTCTGTGATCTGGCCGCGCACATGGTGGCGCACGGTCTCATCCGGAATGTCTCGGTTGGGATGATCACGAAAGCGGTGGAGCCGATCAAGCAAGGATTGCGGATCTTGAAAGCGGAGATCCGCGAGTTGTCATTGGTCTCGGTGCCCGCGAATCTCGATGCCGCGATTCTCTCTGTTAAGAGCGCGTCCGCTCATGCCGCCACTCCGGCCGCGTCAGGCCTTGCCGTGCGATTGCGCGATAAGGACGCGCCGATCATGAGCGAAAAAACATTCATCCCTGACGCGTTGAAAGAAACCGAAAATCACCGAGCCGCCACGGTCGCTCGCATGGACGAGTTGATGACTAAGGCCCACGAGGCCGGCACCACCTTGGAGGGCGATGAGGCCGACGAATACGATCGCCTCGATGTCGATCTCGAAAAAACCGATCTGCATTTGCAGCGGCTCAAAAAGCTGGAAGCATCCAACGTGGCCGCCGCCACTCCGATCACCGCGATCCGCTCCGTCAAGAGCGCATCGGATCTTCGTGGGGCCGTGCCGCACGTGGCGATCAAATCGAATCTCCCCAAGGGCACGGCCGCCACGCGCATGATCATGGCGATCGCCGAGGCCCGAGGCGAGTACGGCCGCGCAGTGGCGATCGCGGAAAAGAAATGGAATGACACCACCCCCGAGGTGGCGCTCGCACTGAAAGCGGCCGTAGCCGCCGGCAACACCACCGATCCATCGTGGGCGGGGCCGCTCGTACAGCAAAACATCCTCGGCGATTTCATTGAGTTGCTCCGGCCCGCCACGATCATCGGCAAGATCCCCGGGATGCGGTACGTGCCATTCAATACCAAGGTGGCGCTACAGACTCTCGCGGGCGTGTACGGATGGGTGGGCCAGGGTGCCGCCAAGCCGCTCACGAAACTCGGATGGGGCACGGTCTCGCTGGGCGTGAGCAAGGCCGCCGGCATCATCACGCTCACCGAGGAATTGGTACGGCTCTCATCGCCCTCGGCCGAAGAGGCATGCCGCCGCGACATGATCGCGGGGATCGCCGCGTTTCTCGATGAGCAGTTCATCAATCCGGCGGTGGCTCTCGTGCCGGATGTGCATCCCGCCTCGATCACCAACGGTGCCCATAGCGCGGTGGCCACCGTCAACGCGTGGGGCGACATCGCCAACATGATCGCGTTGTTCATCGCCAATAAAGTGCCGCTCACGAATGCGGTACTGATCATGAGCGAGGCCAACGCATTCGCGCTCGGTGTCTCCACCAATCCGCTCGGTGCGCCACAGTTCCCGAGCATGGGGCCGACGGGCGGCACGTTGCCAGGCGGGATCAAGGTCGTCACATCGCAGACCGCCGCCGGTCTCGTGATCCTCGTGGCCGCCGATGAAATCCTCATCGCGGACGAGGGCCAGGTAAACATCGATATCAGCCGCGAGGCCTCGGTACAGATGGATTCGGCTCCGGCGAATCCGGCCGATGCCACTACGGTCCTCGTGTCGCTCTGGCAAAACAATTTGGTGGGCCTCCGTGCGGAACGGTTCATCAATTGGGTACGAGCGCGGCCGGTGTCGGTCGAGTACCTCACCGGGGCCGCGTGGACCCCGACGATGGCATCGCCGTTTGCGATGGGCCAGGCGGGCGGGGCGTACGTGCCGCCGCCGGCCGGCCGCGCCAAGGCCGGCGAGTAGTTCGATCGCGTGAGTTGGGCGTGCCTCGGTCCTCACACGAGGCCGGGGCACGCCTTTTGTTTTTGAGTGCGAGCGAGATCCCGAATGGCCACACGCACGAAAGCGATCCGGAACATCGCCAAGGCCCGCCCCAAGGCCGCGATCCGGCCGGCCTCGCGGGCCTCGGCGGGCCTCGGAGCCGCTACGCCTGGCGGGGGCGGGTGGCACCCGTTCGTGGTCCATGAGCCGTTTACGGGGGCCTGGCAACGCAACGCGGAAACCACGGTGGATTCCGTGCTCGCGGCTCCGATGGTGTTTGTCTGTGTCACCAAGATCATGGCCGACATCGGCAAGGTCCGATTGCGGCTCGTGGAGTTGACCGGCGATGGCGTGTGGGCCGAAACGACATCGCCCGCGTTTTCTCCCGTCCTCAAAAAGCCGAACCGCTACCAAAACCGGATCAAGTTCATCGAGTACTGGATTGCATCCAAGCTACTCCACGGCAACACCTACGTACTGAAGAGCCGCGATGCCCGGGGCATCGTGACCGCGTTGTACATCCTCGATCCGACGCGAGTAACGCCCCTCGTGACCCCGAGCGGCGATGTGTATTACGAGTTGCGGCGGGATGATCTCTCGGGCCTCGGCCCCGAAGTGACCGGCGGCATGGATGTGGTGACGGTGCCTGGCACCGAGATCATCCACGATGTGATGTACGCGCTCTTCCACCCGTTGATCGGAGTCTCGCCCCTCTTTGCGTGCGGCATGGCCGCGTTGCAACAGCAAGCGATCGCATCCGGAAGCAAAACCTTTTTCGCCAACGGCTCGCAGCCCGGGGGCGTGCTCACCGCGCCAGGGGCGATCGGCGATGACACGGCCAAGCGGCTCAAAGATTATTGGAATACCGAATTCAGCGGCGCGAATTTCGGCAAGGTGGCCGTTCTCGGCGATGGTCTCAAGTACGAGCAAATGACGATGAGCGCGGCCGATGCCCAATTGATCGAGCAACTCAATTGGAGCGGCACCACGATTTGCGGGTGCTACGGGATGCCGCCGTACCTCGCGGGCATCGGGGCGGCCCCGCCCTTTGGCCCCACTCCGCTGCTACAGCTGTACTACAACGAATGCCTACAGCCGCTCTTTACCTCGCTGGAATTGTGTCTCGATGAGGGATTGGAATTGCCCCCGCCGTACGGCACCGAATTCGATGTAGACGATTTGATTTGGGTAGATGTGACCGCGAAAAACACGGCCGCCGCCGAGGGCATCAAAGGCGGCGGCATGTCGCCCGACGAAGCGCGAGCGCGGTACTTTGGCCTCGGCAAAGTGGCCGGCGGCGGATCGCCGTATATGCAACAGCAGATGTTTTCGCTCGCGGCCCTGGCGGAACGCGATGCCGATCAACCATTTTCCAAAGCGGCCCCCGCCGCCCCGGCGGCCCCGGCCACACCCGCCGCGCCATTCACCGATGACACCAAAGCGGCGATCATCTCGCGTTTACGGCTGAAAGGAATCGAGTGCCATGCCGGATGATCTCGCGGCCGGCTTGGCCGACATCATCGCCAGCGTCGTACAACCGCTCGCGGCCCGCCTCGCCACGGCCGAAACATCGATCGCCGTGTTGACCGCGATGGCCGCACGCGTAGAGACCGTAGATGCCCGCGTACAGGATCTCGCCACCAAGGATCTCGGCTCCCTCCGAGAGCGCATGGCGATCACCGAAACGCGGCCGCCGCTCACCGGGCCGCCTGGCAAGGATGGCCGCGATGGATGGTCGCCCTCGGATTTCTCATTCACGTACGAGGGGAATCGCCGCTTTGCGATCAAGTGGCTCCACGGCGAGAGCGAGGCCGCGCACGCGGTGACGGTGCCGGGGATGCCCCTGTACCGGGGCGTGTGGGCGGCCGGCACGTACGAGGCGGGCGACATGGTGACGTGGAGCGGCGGCACCTGGCACTGTGGCGCACCCGAGACCACGGCCAAGCCAGGCGATTCGCCCGATTGGGTGTTGATGGTCAAACGGGGCCGCGATGGCAAGGATGGCCGGCCGTGAACTACATCGCATCGCTACAGCAAGCTAAGGATTACTGCGGTCTCACATGGGCGAACGGCGATCCGCAAGATGCGCTCTTGCTCGCGCAGATCGAGATCGCCGAGGCCGTGATCACCGACTATCTCAAAGCGGCGGATGCCTCGGTCTACGCGGGCAATCCGATCGTGACCGGGGCCGCGTTGCGGCAACTCTTGGATCAGTGGCGATGGCGCGGTGACGATCCCGAGACCGTGAGCGATTCCGCGTTGGACCGGCCGCCCGATGGTTATCTCTCGCCCCTCGTGACATCGATGCTGCATCGGCTCCGAGATCCGGCCCTGGCATGAGCATCACCTCGGCCGGCAAGCGGCGGGATCTCGTGCGGCTCCAAAATCCCGGGCCGCCGGTACCCGATGGCGAGGGCGGCTATACGCTCACGTGGACCGATCTCATCCCGCCCACGTTGTACGTGCGCGTGGACGGTACCCCCGGCGAGCAAGAGCGGCAAACACATGCCACGGTGGTGGCCGGCCGATCATTGACGGTGACGGGGCCGATCCATCCTGGCGTCACCACGCACACGCGCATCCTCTTTGGTGCCCGCGTGCTCCAAGTGGCCGGGATCGATCTGCAAGATCGCCAGATGGTGATGACGTGCATCGAGGCCGTGGAGCCGGCCGTATCGTGAGCGCGGCATTTACCTGGCAAGGTCTCACCGAGGCCGAGAGCGAATTGGAGGCGTTGCCGCGTGATCTCGTGGCCGAGGGGCAGACCGCCGCCGAGGAATTGGCCGCCACGGCGGTGGACGAATTAAAGGCGGTGTACGCGTACCACCACGTCACCGGCAATCTGGCGCGAGGCCTACAGGTCCGCAAGGTGAGCGATGGCACGTACGCCAAGGGATCCGAGGTGCGGAACCGAGCGCAACATTCATGGCTCTTTGACAACGGATCGGCCGTGCGCGAGACCAAGCGAGGGGCGGGCCGTGGGGCCTCGCGGCCGCATCACGCGTTCGATTCGGTGATGCACCAAAAGGATCAGATTTTCGAAACGATGATCGCGCAACTCTTGCGAGAGCACGGCCTCGGGGTGGAGGTGTCCTAATGGAAACCGCCGCCATCGATGATGCGATGGTCGCCACGCTACAGACCGATCCCGCCCTCGCGGCCCTCTGCCCCGATGGCGTCTTTTGGGATGTCGCCCCGCACGGATCGAAAGCGTTTGTGATCATCTCGCTCGTGACGCAATCGGCGGATGCGGTGTTTGGCGGCCGTGCGATCGAGACCACGATCTACGCGGTCAAAGCGGTGATCGTGAACGGGGCCGGCGATATCGCGGCGGCCGCCGCCAGGATCGATGCGCTCTTGGACGAGGGCACGCTCACGATCCCGGGGGCCACGTTCATGGCGATGCATCGAGACGATGACAACGGGCGGATTCGCTATACGGAATTTGACGATCAAAACAAATCGATCCGGTGGCAGCATCGCGGCTCACGCTATCGGGTGGAGGTAAGTCTCTCGGCCGCATTGGAAAGGACACGATCATGATTCTCAGTGGCCGCTATGGTGCGGTGTTGTACGGCGAGGACACCGGCACGCCTCCGATCACCCCCGTCGAAATCATCTCCCTCAATCAGTGGAAAGCATCATTCGCCACCGAGTACGAGGACGTTACATGCTTCGGTGACGTAAACCGCGTATACGTGCCGGGGCTACCCGACATCAGCGGGACCGTGGGCGGCTTCTGGAATTCCGAAGAGTTGGCCCTCTTCAAAGCGGCCACCGCCACCAAGCCGGGGATGTTGAAACTCATCCCGAATAACGATGAGCCGACATTTTACTGGCAAGGCCTCGCGTACCTCGATGCCTCGATCGATGCCTCGCTGAAAGCTCCCAAGGTCACGGGGAATTTCCGAGCGGCCGGCCCGTGGACCGGCCCCGATCAAGGCGTGGAGTTGAGCGAGACCGATCGCAACCATCTGGCGCGTGCGCGTGGCGAGCGGCTCAAAGGCGAGCCGGTCATGCCCGAGCGTTTCGGTGAGCGGCACGATGCCGGCGATCCGGCGGCGGCCCGGTAACGATGATCCCGAGTAGCGGCGGCGGCTTTGCACTCCGTGTGCATGGCACCGAGGGCCGCTTGCTACTCGGGGGATTGAGCACGGCCGCCACTCTCGGGCCGTGGTCGATTCGTAACGGCAAAGGCGCATGGCATCTCACGGCCACGTACCGCACGGTGGATCGGTTTCTCGTGCGGCAACGGGGATTGGGATTCACCGCTCCCAAGGCCAAGGGATTTTGGTGGTGGCCGGTGGTGAGTCTGACGATCGATGACGCGAGCAAGAGCGTACGCGCCACGTTGAAACCGCCCGAGCAATGAGCGAGCGATTCTTATGAGCCGATTCGTACTGCCCGAGACCGAGATCATCACGTTGGCCAACGGTGACACGCTCACCGTGTGGAGCCGCTTGAACGCGGGCCAGGCCAATCGCCGCTACGCCCGCATGTACACCACCGCCAGCGATGGCACGCGCATCGTAGACCTCTTGGAAGTGGGGCGGGCCACCGTCATCGCGTACCTCGTGGATTGGTGCCTGGCCGATGACGACATCCCGATTCGTGGCGTGTCGCCCGACGAGATGGCCGCCGTCCTCGATAACTTGCACCCCGACGATTTCATCGAGATCCGCGATGCGATCGACGCGCACGAGAAGCGGCAACGCGAGGCCCGCGATGCGGAAAAAAAAAGCCGTACTGGCGAGAGCAAATCCTCACCGATCTCAACATCGCCAGGCGTTGCCACTGGCGCTATGAATGGGTGACGGAACTGGATGAGGACGTGTACGAGATCCTCCGGGAATCGTTGATCGCCGAGATCGAGCGGGAGACCACGCCCCAATGATTGCGAGCAAGCTAGTAGCCGATTTCTCTCAATTTCTCGAGGCCACGAAAGAGGCCACCGAGGGATTGGCCGGCATGGAATCGCAATCGAAATCCACCGAGGCCGCCATCGCCACGGCCACCAAGATCGATCCCGCCAACGTCAAGACGTTCACCGAAGAGACCAAGCGGATGGGCACCGAGGTACGCGGTACCGATACACTCTTGGCGGGATTGTCCTCGCGGGTGGCGCAAGCGTTCACGGTGACGGCAATCGTCGGTTTCGCCAAATGGGTGATCGATACGCAAAGCGAAATCACCAAGCTCTCGGCCGCGCTCGGCATGACCGGCGAAGAGGTGCAATCGCTGCAATACATCGCCGCTCAAACGAGCGTGCCGATGTCGGCTTTCGAGAGCGCGGTGAATCACGTTACGAAATCGCTCGGCACCAACGATACGGGATTCATCGGCGCGTTGTCTCGGCTCGGGATCTCGCTCACCGAATTCCGGGCGATGAATTCGTACGAGCAATTCCTCACGCTCGGGGATGCCCTCGGCAAGATCGAGGATCCCGCCAAGCGAGCCGCCGAATCGTCGCTCACGCTCGGCCGTGCCTGGAAAGAAATCACCCCGGCGATGTTGAAAGACATGCGCGAGTTGGCGGATCAGGCCCCGAAAACATCGGACGCGAATCGAGAAGCGATCAATCGGTGGGAGGATTCGCTGCGGGGATTGTGGGCCACGTTCAAGGCCACGGTTGGCAACATGACCGGCGAATTTGCCCGTGGCTTAGAGAGTGGCGCGAACGCATCGATGCGCGATATCCCCGTGCCCAACATCATGGAGAATCCCCGGCTTGGCGTGTTGCCGGATATGGCCACGTCCACGCTCGTGGAGTATCGCAATGCGTTACTAGCAGTGCCGCCCGCGTTGAAAGAAATCACGCTCTCGGCCGAGGACGCCAAAAAGATCGGCGATGAACTGGATGCCTCGTACAAAAAGCAAGCCGAGACCGCCAAACGTACGGCCGATGAAACCGATCGATTCAACGCGGCGATGATTGAGGTGAACGGGGCCGGCCGCTCGTGGGCCGAGACCCTCGATGGCATCAACGGGGATGCCGTCGAGGCGATCAAGTACTACCTACAGATGGGCGTGTCGCAATCGGATTTGGCGGCGGCCTACGGTCTCACGGGCCGCGAGATCAAAGCGGTGAATGTGGCGATGACCGAAGAGGCCGCATTCATGAAAGCGATCGAGCAATCGATCGAGGATACCGCCGCCGTCCGGAAAAAGGATGCCGAGGCCTCGAAAGAGCAAGCCAAGGCGCAAGCCGCGCACGCGCAATCGATCATGGAGACCGACACCACCACCCGCGAGTACTACCGCGCCATCGCGGAAAAAGCGGCCGAGGCGTACGCCATCGCCACCAAGCATGCGGACTCGTACACGATCGAGCGGCTCGAACAACTCCGCACCGAATCCGAGGCCGCCGATCGTGCGCTGGCGGATTGGTCGCAAACGGCCACCACCGTGATGGCCGATGTCGATAACGCGGCCGGCCAAGCGGCCGCCGCGATCCGCACCGTGAACGAAGAGATCAAGCGCATGGAGCGGCCCAACACCGGGGGCAATCCCGGATTGATCCAAGCGGGCGGGGCCACATTCCCATCGTCCGATTCGCTATGGGCCGCCTCGATGAATCCCGGCTCGATGCTCGCCGGGCCGACACGGAGCGCGGCCCAACTCGCCAACGAATTCGATCAACGATTCCGTGCGGCGATGTCCACGGACCCGAACCGCGAATCCGATTTTTGGCTCCGGCAAATTGGCGCACCGACATCGGGCCAAAACGTCACGGTCCAGAGTGGCGCGGTGAGCGTGAACTATCCGATCATGAATGACCCGAGCGCGATGGATCAACTCGCCCGCGTGGTGGGGGATGCGATTATGTCGCGCATCACGCGCACCGGGGCGGTAGTGTGAGCGCGTACCCGGCCACGTGTCATCTCGGGCACCGGCTCAACGCGTTTCGCCTCAACTACCTGAAAGCCACATTCCTGATCAGCATCGGCGGGATTTGGTCGGGGGCCGGAGCGGGCCAGGATCTCTTAATCGAATCGCTCACGATCTCGGATCGCTTGTATGAGGTGCCCAACACCTTGATCGCCACGGTGCGCGGCACCAAGCCGATTGAGGGCCAGGTAATCCGCATTGCGATCGGGAGCCGGAACGCGGCCCCGCTTTTCGCCGGCAACATCTTGCGCGTCACCCGCGTATGGGCCGCCGATAATCCCGCGTTCGTGCTCTATCAGATCGAGGCCACCGATCCCACGTGGCGGCTCAACGCGCTCACGTTCTCGGCGCGGTACCGCAACCAATCCGCGAGCGCGATCGCGGCCGACATCATCACCAAGGCCCCGGCCGGATTCACCCCGATGATCGAGCCGGGATTGCCCGTGCTCGATGAAATCAGTTTTACCAACGTCGCCATCATGGATGCCCTCGCGCAACTCGCCACGCGCATCGGCGGGTACACCTTGTGCGACTACGATGGCCGCGTGTATCTCTTCACCACGGCCGATACGATTTCCCCTCCGGTGGCGTTAACCGCAAATCACAAATCGCTCGGGGCCGTGTCGTACGTGCGCGACCTCACGCAAATCATCACGCGGGCGGTAGTCGAGGGCGGCGGCGGCAATGCCTTGGCTCCGATCCCGCCTGGCAGCACATCGATCCCGGTGGATCCGCTCTCGTGGTACGCGGAGGCGGGCGGCTACGTGCGGAGCGGCCCACAAAGGATTCGCTACACCGGCATTGCGGGCGGCGGAGCCGGGGCCTTTGCCGGTGAGGGCACCACGCCAACCACTCCGCCAACGTTGGCGATCAATCAAGGCCCGAGCGCGATCGAGGATGGTTCCCATAGTTGGGCGTATACATGGGTAACGGGCACCGGGGAGAGTCTGCCATCGCCGCTCGTATCGATCACGCTCGGCGGATCGAGTGTGAGCGGGCCATCTACCCCGCCACCGATCCAGAACTATGCGGTGTTGCATAGCAACTTGACGATCGGGGCCACGTATACATTCGCGTTGGGATGGAACTACAACACTGACCCGCGCACGATGACCGCGCTCTCGCCCCTCGGCGCACCGGCATCGATTGTCTGCGGCCAATTCGATGATCCGCTCAATCCGCCAAATCCGCACGCCATGATGATCTTGTGGGGGTACTACAATCACTACTACGGCACGATCGATCCCGCCGCGAAGCATCTCTGTTGGTACCGCAAGGTGGGAAGCGATTGGTATTTTGAAAATTCGATTCCGATCGCGCAGATCAATGATGGCATCCACGGCTCGGTGTCATCGCAGACCGATGCGGCTATCGTGGCAGATACCACCTATCACCCGAGAAATCCATCGCCGGCGGGCAACGTTGTAAAAAAACAAGTGATCGTCAGCGGCATTGCGCCAGGGCCGGCGGGGGTGTCATCGCGCAAGGTGTACCGCACGGCCGCCAACGCATCGCAATTAAAACTCCACAGCACGATCGCCGATAACACCACCACCGCGATGGCCACGTACGACAACACGAGCGATGCCGCGCTCGGGGCCAACGCGCCGATCGCGGACACGGCCGGCATCATCCAGACGAGCAAGATCATCCCGGCCGGCAGTACCACGATGCGGCTCACGAGCACGGGGCCATTCTTGGCGGCCGGCGGGTACGCGCTCGCGGGGAGCCAGGCGATCCGCTACGCCGGCAAAACCGCCACCGACATCACCGGCATCCCGGCCTCGGGCGATGGCGCGTTGCTCCAATCGATCTCGTGGGGTACGCCCGTCACCGTGCCGCCGGCCCTCGTGGGCGTGCCGGCCGCCGGGGCCGGCTCGATCGTGTGGCCGATCGCCAAGGGGGATCCCGTCAACATCGTGATCCTCGTGGACGATGCCGCCGCGCAAGCGACACTCGCGGCCGCGATCGGGGGGGACGGGATCCGCGAATCGCTTTTGCAGGATGGCCGCATCTCGATCACCGAGGCCACCGCCCGAGGGCGTGCGCTCTTGGAGGGGCATAAGGCCGTCATCGAAACGGTGACGCATCGATCGCGGGATCCCCACACGCGATCGGGCCAGGTGATCGATGTCGCGTTGCCGCCGCCCACGGACATCACCGGCTCGTATCGGATTCAAGATGTCCAGATATCGACGTTCAATCCGCGAGCCGGCATCATGCCCGCGTACGACACCCGATCCAGTTCGCAACAATTCACATTCGAGGATCTCGTACGGCGGATGACGAGTACCACCCCGCCGCCGGCTACAGGTGAGGACCGATAGATGGCGATCAACCGCGCACCGTTTAACGCGCTCGTGGACGATGATGGCTCTAACTTGCTCGGCACGCCCTGGAATAAGGCCGCGATCGCCGGGGTGATTCTCGATCCGGTGGATGCCGCGCTCGGCGCGAGTAGCTCACGAGCCACGGTGATCGCGGCGGGCGTCACCGGCACGTTGCACGATTGGGCGATGCCTGGCCGTACCGCTAATACGATCCTCGAATGGACCGGGGCGGGCCAGGTGTACTTCACCGGCATCGCGGCCGGTGTCATGGGTGACGTGCTCACGTTCAAAAATATGTCACCGACACAGGTGATGTACTTTGGGCACCAAACATCATCGGCGGCGGCGAATCAATTTTTTCTACTCGTGGGATCGGCCGCGACCCCTGTTGCCCCATATGGATGGATGTCGGTCTATTACAACGGCACCAAGTGGATTTTGGTCGATTATGATCAGGGCAGTCCGATCACCGCTGCGTACTCTCAGGCGTACTTTCATTCCGGTGCGGGCGTGTGGACCGTTGACGCTGGCGATATGCAGGCGTTGAATTTTGTTTTGCGCGGCCGCACGCTCACCGTCTCGTTTTCGATTGCCGCTAGTTCGCTCTCGGTGAGCAACAATCTCCTACTGATTTTGAATACCGGGTGGGGCAATTTCCTGGCAAGCTCACAAAAAGTGGCGTGGTGTTTCGCGCAAGACAACGGCACCACGGAAAATGGGATGTGCCAGGTTGCACCCGCCGCGTACGGTACCGATCGGATCGCGATTTTTCGAGCGGCCACCTTGCCGTGGGCCGTGCAAACCAACGCGCTCGGGTGCTACGCCACGATCGAATTCGGAGTGCTCTGATATGGCGCAAAAACAGTACGTGGAAAAACCGTTCAAGGTGCTGGCCGAACAATGGAACGGCACCGACACCGAGCCGCTACAGGCGGGCGTGGACCTATGCGGCGGCACCAACATAGAGCCGATGCCCGGGCCGCACGTACATACGTCTCGCGGCATGGTGCTGCTACGGGCGGGCGATTGGATCGTCAAGGATCTCTGGCGCGATGAATACCAGGTGATTGCGGACGCCGAATTCTCGGAGCGATTCGGCGGCGGGGCACTGGCCGAGGGCGGGTGAATAGGAGATGGCGATGTTGATTTTCTTGCTGCTACTCGTGGCCCTGGCGATCACGCTCGCGCACGGGAGCGGCCGCGCCGTACTCTTGTGGCCGGCCGTGCTCGTGATCATCCTCGCGCTGTTGATCGCGTACGCGCCAACGGTGATCCGATGAACGTCACGATCAAAAACGCGAATGGCGATGTGCTGTGGACCGGGCCGGGGGTGGCCTCGATCTATGCGGCCGAGGCCGAGCGGGATCCGATCCTCGTGAAGATCGATCCGGCGGTGGTGCCGCTCGGCTCTCCCGATTGCGTCCTCCACTGTTACGGGGCCGGCTTTGCCGAGGGAGCGGTCATCGTGTGGAACGGATCGCCGGAGCCGACCACGCGCATCAGCGATTCGGAGTTGACCACGGGGATCAACATGGCCACCGCCGCCGTAGCGATTACGCTCCCGGTGGCCGTGCGGAATCCGAGCGGGGCCGAGTCCGTGCCGCTCGCGTTTACGTTCACCCCGGCCGCACCTGGCGGCCTCGGCCTCGGCGGCCCGCCCGCCGGCTACCGGCCCCGGTAGACGTTCACCGGCCGCCGGCCCTGACACTTGGCGGCCGGCTCCGGTGCCTCGGCGGCATGGGGCCACCGGGGGAGAGACCGCCGGAGCCGGCCCGCCAAGGCGGCCCCCCCCGGGGGGGGGTGGCGGCGGCCGGTTATTTTATGACCGCTCCGAGCCACGCCAGGCGGCCCGCCACGGGCCGCGCTCGCGCCGAGGGGCCACCCGGCCACCCGTCCTCACAGAACCGCGCCACGGGCCGCGAGGCCGCCCGCCTTGGGCCGCGTTGGGGCATGGTCTTTCCTGGCCCCCGCGATCGGTTCCACGTGGCACATCCATCGCGGCCGTAACGCGATCCGATCCCGCTCTCAAAACTCGGCCGGCCGGCCTCGTGATTCTTTCCAGACTTTTTCCAGACTCTTTCCAGACCTCGCGGAATCGTTAGGGATTCAGAGTGTGCAAATGTCGCAATGGACGATAGGCGCGAGGCGAACCGAAGAGCGAAGATGCGCGGAAATGTTAGGAAAAGCTAGCGATTTGAGGGGGTGTCGGGGGTGGGGCGGGGTCTTTATGCTGGACAATGCTACATGGTTTAAGCTGTAGCAAACAAAGCGGTTAGCGTTTTCTTCCAGACCCGTTTGCCAGACTTTGCACAAAAACTCTGGAAACCACGGGCCGGCGGCGGGCACGATCGCCCGGGCCGCCGGCCCCGTGATTGTACTACTCGGCGGGCAACACGAACGCGGCGGCGGCGGCCTCGTTTACCACGCGATTGGCCGAGCGGGTGTACCTCGCGGTCATCTTGGAGCCGGGAGCGTGAAAGAGAAACCGGCCCACGGTGGCCTGGTCTCCGCAGACCGTGTACAGGTGCGAGCCAAACGAGTGCCGGAGATCCTTGGTGCGGAACGTGCCCCGGGGGATGCCGGCTTTGGCGGCCGCGAGGACCACGGCCCGGTACACGACCGTTGTGTTGAACGTGCCGAACGCGTCGGCCGCGACAAAGGCCCGCATCGCCGCGAGGCCGGGGCCGGTGAGCGGGATCGTATCGATGACCACGCCATCCCCCTTGCGGCGATAGCTCCGCACGGTGCCCGCGTCAGGGCCGAGGATCACATCGTTGGGTTTCAACTCTTTGAGTTGGATCGGATCAAGGCCGGTGTACGCCATCGCCGTGGCGCGAATCTTGGCCAGCGAAAGCCGCGCTCCCGGCTTGCGGCTCCGGCCGAACGTATCCGGCATCGCCGCGATGATCCGGACGAGCACATCGATCGGCACCCCGCGTACCTCGGCCCCCTTGGCCTTGGGCCGGCGATCCCCGAGGGCATCGATCGGATTCGGCAACGCGGGGAACATCACCGAGTAGAACCGAGAGAGAGCCGAGAGCCGCTTGATGACCGTGGAGCCGGGATCGGGCACGGGTGCCCATCGCCCTTTGAGGCCGGCCGGCCGCGCTACGGGGATCTTCCAACGGTTCAAGACGATGGCGATGTCGTCAGCGGTGATCGAGGCCGGATCGCGATCGGCCGCATCCAGTTCCGCCACCCATCGATCCAACTCGCGGGCGGTGGCCCCGTAGCTTGGCATCGCGGTGATCTGCAATTTGAACGTGGCGATGGCGGCCGGGAGCGTGCCGGCCTCGGCCGCCTTGGGGGCGGCGGTTTTGAGTTGCTCCCACTCGGCGATGAGCGCGGCGGCCGTGCTCTCGATCGGCATCATGGCGATGCACAGTTTGCCGGCCACCTGGCGGGACACTTCCCACTGGCGGCCTTTGATGCGGACCCCCCGCAACGCGAGCCGGGGATCGGTTTTCTTGATCTTGTATTCGTTGGTCATCACAGTCTCCAAGCGGGGTAAAAGTTTCGGGGGCGGCGGCGGTCTATTTCACGAGGCCGCAATCGCCGCGCAGTTCCGGCATCGGCATCTCGTGCCACTCGATCGGCTCGCGGATCTCGCACACGGTGAAACCGGCATCGGGGTGCCACCGGCACGGCCGCACGAGGACGGGCAATCCCGGGCGGCTATCGGTGCGGATCCAGATCCACCGATCACGAGGGGCGGTGGCGATCGGTGCCCATCCGATCATCGCGGGCCTCCGGTGGCGTACGCGGTGAATGCGTCGAGGGCGATCGAGCGGATCGATCGGCCCTCGCGGGTGGCCTTGGCTTTGACCTTGGCCCATAGTGCCGGCGGGATCGCATCGAGAAGATAGCGGCGGCCGGTCTGCCCGGGCGGGATCGGGTAGTTGCGCGAGTAGCCGCGATCGGGCGTAGCGCGGCGGCGGGGTGCGGCCTTGGCCTTGGGAGCCATCAGCGGGCCTCGCTCACTTCAATGCCATCGCACGGGCCGCCGGCTTGGAAGTACAGCCACGCGGCCTCGATCATCGCGTAGTACTCGGGCGTGGTCGGGGCCAGGGAGAAATTCGGGCCGGTGACACGGAGGCCGACATTTGCCCACAAGGCAAAGCCGTTAACGATCGTGCTCGGCTCTCCCTCGCGCTTGATTACGATGGCCGCGTCGGCCAACTTGCGCGGCCGTGCGTTGTCATCGTCATCGCACGGCATGAAATCCACGATGTAGCGGGTGGCCATTAGCGTGCCGCCTCGATCAACAGACGATCGGGGATCGTGGCATCGGTGGTGACGGTGCCGCCGAAGTGTGCGGCGATCTTGCGGATCGCCTCGCGGGTGGCCTCGTGGTGCGAATCGATCACGAGGTGGCGGCCGCCCCGGCGGGTGACGCAACACGTAGACGCGATCGCGGGGGTAGCGGTGATCCGAGCGGCGATGCGGGCGGTGGCGTTTTTGGTCATCGTTGTCTCTCCAAGCGGGCGGCCGGGGGATCCGGCCGACACCAAGGATCCTACCGACAATCATATGATTCTGCAATAGGCCAAAATCCTAGGATTCCGGCGTGGTTTCGCTCCGATCATCGCCCCTCGGGGAGAGAGCGAGACACCCGTGCCCGGGCCGGTGTGCGGTACCGCACCCGGGGCATCGCAAGCGGCGATCGATCCTGGCGATCAAGAGCCGGCGAAAATGGATCGCGGTGGTACTTTGATCTGGCGCGGTGACGTGATCCCGTAGCAGGGCGGCATGCATCAATCCGAGTTGCTCCACGTTGAACGTGTGCAGCGGCACGAGATCGATCAACTCACCGAGGACCGCCCCGAGATCCGCGAGTGTCGGTGGCGCACACATCGGGCAATCCTCGGCCGCGTGCAACCATTGCGGGTGGCGGCCGCAACTCATGACCGCAACTCCCGCCAGGCCTCAACGGGATGCCGGTGCGCGTACGCGTAGCCGGCGATGTAGGCGTGCGCGATCCCGTAGCGGCCGGCGATCAACCGCACCCCCGCGAGCGAGGCCACCACGTACGGCCCGATCGATTCGTCCACACTGACGATCAATGGCAGACCATCGGCCGCGTATTTGAGCGCGGCGAGATCCGTCCGGCGGTGGTGTTGCGTTTGTCGGGAGATTTTAAACATGGCCAGTGATCACGCGGGCCACGGCCCGCCACAATTGCTCGGTGACAAACACGAGGATGGCCCCGCCGCCAAACACAAACGCGAGAAACCACGCGATCGAGATCCAATCGTCACGCGTCAGATGCGGGCGACCGCTCGGCATCTCCTACTCGGCCTCGCGTCGGCTCTTGCGTTGCCGCGCTCGGTGCATGTCGTACCGGCTTTGAATCGTCATCCAATAATCGGCCCCGGTCTGAAAGAGGGCACCGAGCGTGATCGCCGAATCCGCCGTCACCCCGCGATGGCCGGCGAGCATCTCCGTAAAATTAGTACGCGACATCGGTAAGAGACTGGCGGCCACGTGTTGCGTGAGTTTTCGCATCGAGAGATAGCGGCGGATCACCTCACCGGGATGCGTGCCGGGAGCGATCGCATCAAGGGGGATCACGGTGGGAGCGGTGGCCATGAGCAAGATACCCTCCGAACGAAGTACGCCATTGCAGAGTAGACACACGATCGATCGATCTGGCGGGCGGTGGGGCGGATGGCAATGGCTCACGCGGTGGCGGGTGTCGGTTTCTCGGTGCGAACGTAGCCATCGCCGCTCTTGGCGAGGTACCCCCGCCGTACATACGGGGCCACCCGTTGGCCGCCCGGGCGTGGCTCGATCGGATCGTACCGCCCAAGAAACTCGGCCATCCGTGCCCGCCGTTTGCCGGCCTTGCTCGTGGGCGTGCGCTTGGTGCCCTTGCGGAGCCATCGCGTTTGATCGGCCTTGCCGGTTTTACGGTAGCCGCCATGCGATCGGAGCCAGTTGAGGACGGTACCCGTATGCACGCCCGCCCGCTCGGCGATCGTTTTCGCGTGGATCGGTTCATCGTCGGCCACGGCCGCGATGATCTCGGCCACGCGTTCGCTCCCTTTGCGGCGGCGGCCGGTCTCCAAATTGATCGCCGCGCTCACGAGGGCGGCCGTGGCCTCTTGTTTCTTGGCCGTCCTCGTGTGCGTGAGATCGGCCGCCACAAATTCATAGTGATCGATCTGCGCCTGGATGGCATCGCGCTCGGCACGGAGCGCGGCGAGCCGCCGAGCGATGCGCGAATCGATCGCGTTGCCGTGTGCGAGGGCATCGATCACCTCGGGGCGGGCGGCCCCGTTCATCGGGCGTGTGTACTTGGCCATGTCTGTCGTCTCCTATTTCCGCCGTTTGCGGCGGTGGCTCGTGGCGGCATGCTTCTCGATCGCATCGTGCTGGTGTTTCAAGGTGTTGAACGTCACGAATCCGGCGGGGGCATCCTTGGCCTTGTGTTTCGCGGCCCACGATTCGATCGTGCCCACTCCGCGAATTTCAAAGGCGGCCCCGAGGACCATGAGCGAGATCGGCCCGAGATTCGGGATGGCCAGATCAAACGGGCTGATCTCTTGGTACACCTGGCGCACCGATTCGGCTTTGGCGGTGGAGAGTAGCTCGGTGAGATTGCGAGCGGCCACAAACGAGAAACACGAGACCGCCGCCAACTCGGCCCGGGTGAATTGATCCCGGCCGATCACGAGCACGGGGGCACTTACACGTTCAGTAGCAGACTTGACGGCCGATGAACCGTAGATCGCGGTGGAGAAAAGCATCACCGCGCTCCGGATCGAGCGAGGGCGTAGGAGGGGCGGCCGACTACGCGCCGATTATTGGCATGGCACTTGCCACCCACCCCCCCCCCCCCCCCCCCCCCTAATTTTTTCGGGAGAGCGAGAATCCCATTTGACACACGCATCGTTACCTCCAAGCGGACCACGATCTTAGCCCATCGATTTGTCAGAAATCCCGCTTGACTTCTACCAAAAGACGCCATCCGGCGCAATAGATATTTCACTGTCGCAATGCACCGATCGTCGGCCACCTGACAGTTCTACCAGCGAGCATCCGCCGCGAGCCACGCGGCCGAGCAATCGGCGGTGGCCACCTCCACGATGCCGGGATATCCGGTGACACGGTATCAATGTCACCTTGCCATGCGGGTAACGTCGGATGGCGTCCGTTGTAACTTGATGACGCAATGGAAAGCCTGATTGATATGGATCGTGCGCTAACCGTGGCAGATATGGCGTATCTGTTGAAGTTATCGCAGAGCTACATCCGGCGGGAACTGAAAGCGGGCACGTTCATGATTCCGCCACTCCCTGACATCAACCGCCAGGCCCGATGGTGGGGGCCGACCGTGCGCGAATGGTTAGAGCAACGATCGTACGGCGTGCCGGCCCCGCCGCCCGCCGGAGTGAGGACCAACGATGGCAATGATCAGCAAGCCGCCGGCCTCGGCGAAGTGCTACACCCGAACGCAAGTGATGGCGATCCTCGGGATGATGAGCGCGAAAAAATTTGAGCGGAAACACAAGGCCGGCGAGTTGCCGTACGTGGTGGAGCTACAGCCATCGATCCCGAATCACAAATTGTATCGGGCGGATCTCATCGATCGCTATGCGGCCGGCGAGTGGGAGGCCCCGCGCACCTTGGCATCGCATCGCCGCATCGTGAGCCGGCCGATCCCTCGGCGGCCGCGTGTGATCGTGGAGACCGCCCATGAGTGATCCGGTGATCGTACCCGAGACACTCCCGGCCAAGGTGCCGGCCGAACCGATCGAGCGCGTACCCGTCAACGTCGGGATCCGGCCGGCCTCGATCGAAGAGGCATGGCGCACGGCGAAATTCGCATCCGAATCCAATCTCGTGCCGGCGAGCTATCGCGGTAAACCAACTGACGCGCTCATCGCAATCATGATGGGGGCCGAGTTGGGATTAGCTCCCGTGCAAGCGTTGAATTCGATCGCGGTGATCAACGGCCGGCCCTCGGTGTGGGGCGATGGTCTCTTGGCGATCGTGAAGCAATCACCCCTCTGCCTCGCGCACGATGAATATCTGACCGAGGGCGGGCAACGCGTGGAGCGGCTCACCCCCGATGCGATCAAGGCCGATACCACCGAGGCCGTGTGTACGTTCAAGCGAGCCGGCCACCCCGATCCGATCACGCGATCATTTTCCGTGGCGCAAGCCAAGCGGGCCGGCCTCTATGGCAAGCCAGGCCCGTGGCAACTCTACCCCGATCGCATGTTGCTCATGCGAGCGCGATCGTTTGCCGCTCGGGATGCGTTTCCGGATTTGCTCCGTGGCCTGATCACGCGTGAAGAGGCCGAGGACACCCCGCCACGCATGGACGATCCGCCGGCCGCCGCTCGGGTGCGGCGGCTTAGTGAGTCACCGCAAGCCGCCGAGGGAGTGGAGCATGTTGATGGTGTTAGGTGATCATTCCCACTTTTGCGATTGGGATGCGCCAGGGCGGCTCGTGGTGCGGGCCGTGTGCGGGATCCTGATCCGCCGCCGCGATCATGCCGATGCGCCATCGTGCCCGGTCTGCCAAAAAGTGATCCGCCGCCGCGAGACCGAGGATGCCGAGACCGAGAGCGAGGGATCCGATGCGGTGCGATAAGTGCGGCGAGGACAAGCCCGACACGATGCCTCGGCTCTTCCACGGCACGATCTTGATCAGCGAGGGATTTTACCGCGAGCGGCCTGGCCCGAAAGGCGATGGCGATGTCGTCAAGGTCTCGATCGATCCCGCCCTCTGTACCGCGTGTTGCTCGCGGATGCCGGATCGCCAATGGATGACCGTGCCGGCCTCGGAGTAACGGCGATGCGCGTGCTCGATTTTGATCCCGAGGCCCATGCGTATTTTCTCGATGGCGTGCGCGTCGGTCGATCCGTTACCGGCGTCCTCAAACGAGCGGGCCTCTTGAATTTCGATCGCGTGCCGGCGGCCACCTTGGAGCGGGCACGGCTCCGAGGCCAGATCGTGCATCAGGCGTTGCACTACTTGAACGAGGGCGATCTCGATCTCGCGGCCTTTGCGGCGGATTACCCGCTCTATATGGGGTACATCGAGGCCTGGCGATTCTTCGTGGCGGCTCGGGATTTTCGGCCGCTCTTGTGCGAGCGGCGGGTATGCGATCCCGATCGCGATGTGGCCGGCACGATCGATTGTCTCGGCACCCTCGATGGCCGTGCGGTGTTGCTCGATTTCGCCACGGGCGATCCCGCCGATGCCGCCAAGGATTTGCAAACCGCCGGCTATGTGGCCCTCGCGGCCGCCTGGCGCGACAACGATCCCGCGATCGATGCGTTTCTCACCCGATGGGGGATGCCCCTCCGTTATGCCGTGGCCCTCCGATCGGATGGCACGTTCTCGATCGAGGGGTACCGCGATCCGAAAGACACCCGCGCTTTTTTTGCCCTCGTGGATGCCCAACGCATCACCGAGGCCCGCCGGAAACCGCGCACCGAATAGGAGAGCCGATGCCGTACTCGATGATCGTGTACCCGACACCACTGGATGCCGCCGTCATGTTTACGCCCGATGCCACCGGCACCGGCATCCCGGGCGGCCCGTACACCGCTCCCGATGGCCGCCCCGGGCAAATCATCTACGTGCCCGATGACATTCCGGATCAGCAAGGGGCGTGGCTCACCGTGGAGCGCGATGGCTACGTGCCGATGCACGTGCGCGGATTCCTGGCGTTGAATCCCGAGACTCAGATCGCCCGCTTACAGGTGGACGATTACATGCTCGTGGCGTCGGGCGATCCGATCGATCCGGTGGATCCCGATTCGACGCGCACCCCGCAAGAGATCATCGATGAGGTGTACCGCACCACCGATGCGAATCTCCACACGCATGACGGGTGCGGGCAGTTCACCGAGGCGGTCTGTGATGCGCTCCACCGCGAGCATTCGCAGAAGTGGGGGCACGTCGCCAAAACGCCCGGGCAGAATCAGTACAACGGCCACGCGGTGGATGCGGTGATGTTGCTCGGCACGGCCAAGGGCGTGGCCGCCGGCACGTACGACATCATTCTGGATTCGGTGTCGCCCGAGGCCGAACCGGCATTCAATCACGTGGGGCCGGCGGATCCGAATCTGTGGCTCTACCCGGCGGCGGTGGCCGCGCTCGCGTTTGAACTGCAATCGATCGCGGCCCGCCTCACATCCTGGCGCGTGCGTCCGGAGGGGCGGCGGTAGTGGCCGCCGCGCTCACCGTCCAAGATCCGGCGGCCGCGCAATCCGTGGGCACGGAGTTGGCCACCGAGGGCGACGCGTTGATCCGCCGGCTCGGGGATGGCCCGGTCTGCAATCTCTACACGCTCGATCAAGCCGTGCGCGATCGCCAGGATCTTGGCCGCGCTATCAAAGCCGGCGAGGCGTACTTTGGCCCGCTCAAAAAGATGGCGCATCAACTCTGGCGGGCGTTATGCGAACGCGAGAATCAAATCCTCGATCCGCTCCGGCGAGCCGATCACAGTAAGGCCCTGGCGATCTCCGCGTACAAGGCGGCCGAGGACGTGCGCCGACGCGAGGCCGAGCGCGTGGAAGAGGACCGCCGCCGAATCGAGCGCGAGGCCGATGCGGTGGCCGAGGCCGCGATCCTCGAACGCCAAGGCGATCACGCGCTGGCGGCGGCGGTAGTGGCCGAGGCCGTGGCGGCCCCGGCTCCGGTGGTGGTGTTGCCCGATCTCACGCGCCAGGTGGACGGCTTGAAATTCACCCGGCGATGGCACGCCCGCATCGTCTCGCCCGCCCTCGTGCCCCGGGAGTACCTCATCGTGGACGAGAAGCGGATCGGGGCATATGCCCGAGCGATGAAAGAGAGCGCGAGGATCCCCGGCATCGATTTCTACTTCACGGATGACCCGGTGCGGTGATGGCGCGGCCCACATTCACGGGATCCCGGCGGCCGGTGGCGTTACGCGGGATGTTCTGGTTTATCGATCGGTGGCGGCAATCTCAAGCGTTCATGGATCTCACGATCGAAGAGCAAGGCGCGTATCGGAATTTGCTGGATGAGGCGTGGCTCAGAGGCGGCGGGATTCCCAACGATCCGGCCCTACTCGCCAAGGCCTCGGGCGATCCGATTCGGTGGAAATTCATCAGAAAAAACGTACTTCGTTACTTTGAAAACGATCGCGGCACCCTCCGAAATCGCACCCTCACAACCGTACGACGTGAATCACAAATGCGAGCGGAAAGACAACGCAATTACCGCGAAAAACATAACGCGCACCATAACGGACACCATAACGCGGACCATAACGAATAGCGTAACGATTGCGGCACGCACCATAACGCGCACCATAACGACCACCATAACGCGAGGCAGTATCAGTATCAGTATCTAGTACGTACAGGCGATGGACGTACCGATCGATCTCCGTAGAACACGGGGATCGTACTACCAACAATTAGAACCGGCTCCGCCGCTCATGCCCTTGATCGAACACGAAAATCCGGCCGCCGATCTCCGGCTCTATTTGCGCCTGGCGCGTGCGGTGTTGCGCGGCACGTCCGATCGCGGGGGCGATGCCGCCGAGGCCGTCAAGGTGGCATGCGCTCGGTTACGGCTCAGCTATTCATCGGCCCTCGTGTGGCGCGTCCTCGATCGCGTGGAGAGCCGCCGGCCGGCGGGCCAGGCGGCCCGCCCTCGCACGAGCGGCGGCGGGGGAGGCCTACCCCACACGGAGGCGGCCGCGTGGCTCCACGGCCTCGGAGCGCGGCCGCCGGTTATAGCCGAGGTGAGGGAGCGAGCGATGCGGATCTGGATGCGGCTTGGCTCAGCCCTCCGGTGCGGCGGGTGCGGCGAGATGATGGCCGGCGGCTCGGCCGTGCTCATGCTGGCGAGCAATGCCGGCGGCGGGTGGCGCAAGCTGCGATGCCCATCGTGCGCTGGCGAGCCGGTGCCGGCGATCCCCGAGGTGGCCGCCGGGGCCGAGGCCGCGAGCCGCGAGGACCGCATCGCCGATGCCCGCCGCGAGGCCTGGCACCGGATCCGAGCCGCGCACGAGCGCGAGCGCGAGCCAGGCGAGGACGGGTGATGCGCGTCTATTACGAGGACGCGCACGCCACGATCTACCACGGAGCCACCGATGACGTGATTGATCAGTGGTGCGGCCTCCGGACGAAATCGTTTGATCTGTTGCTCACCGATCCGCCGTACGGCATCGGCTCGTGGTCCGCTACTGGCGGCAACTCCCTACGCGCCGATGAGATCGCCGGCATCAACGCGTGGGATGTCGCTCCCGATCCCGCGTTGCTGGTGGCGTGCATCAACCTGGCGAAGTACTCGATCGTGTGGGGCGGGAACTATCTCGGCTCCACCCTCGGCCGCACGCGTGCCCCGCTGATTTGGGATAAAGGCATTCGCGGGATGCACTTTGCCGATGGCGAGATGGCGTGGACGAATTTTGATTTCGGCACGCTCCGCATTTTCAACATGCCGGTCGGCCGAGGCGATACGAAAGGCCACCGGCTCCACCCGACGCAAAAGCCGGAGGCGTTGATGCTGTGGAGCCTACAGATGGCGCACAAAGCGAGCGGCCCCGTACTCGATCCGTTCATGGGATCCGGTACCACGCTCGTGGCGTGCAAGCGATTAGGCCGGCGATGCGTCGGGATCGAGCGCGATGAAAAGTACTGCGAGATCGCGGCCTCGCGGCTCTCACAAGGATCCCTCTTTGCGGAGATCGCCACGCCGAGCGCAGACACCGAGGCCCCGCCCAATGTGGAGACGATGCGATGGTGAACGATCAATCGTCCCTCTTTGATCCGCCGGTCTGCCCGCACTGCGGTGGCGATGCGTCCTCACCGAATCATTGGCTCGTGTGCGATGGCCGGCAAGGGCAGATCGAGGCCGAGGCCGAGGCCGCCGCACCGGAGCCGGCCGCGCCACAGAGCACGATCGCGGGCACGCGTGAGACATCGATCCAAGCGTTCTATAACGCGGTGGATTCGGGGATCATCGAAACGCGGCGGCAACAGGTGTGGATGGGCCTCCGTGCGATCGGGATCGCCACCGCGCATGAAGTATTGGAGTACCTGAAAGATCAACATCTGCCAGGCCTCGCGCAAGTCACGAGTAACAATCTCCGTACTCGGTTTACCGAATTGCGGGATCGCGGATTGGTGCGCGAAGTGGGCGAGCGGCCATGCCGCATCACCGGACGCACGTGCATCACGTGGGAGATCGTACCGCCCGATCAATACGTGGGCGAGACCACGGTACACCGATGCCCGCAATGTAATCAGATCGTCTCGCGGGATATTCCGATCTCCGATCCCGAGCGAGTGGCATCGTGAGTTTCCACGTACCCGAGTACGCCCGCATCCGCTCGCACCCGCAACTCGGCACCACGGAGGCCGATGGTAACAACGGCGCATTCAGTATGGGATCGCCGGAGCCGGGATGGGATTTGTGGCTCATCGCATCCGATGGTGAGGGATGGGAGCACGTGAGCGTACACGCATGGAACGGCAAACGAGAGCGCACGCCCTCATGGCGCGAAATGTGTTTTGTGAAATCGCTCTTTTGGGATCCCGAGGATGAGGCCGTGCAATTCCACCCGGCCGCATCCGAGTACGTGAACTGTCACCCGCACACGTTGCACATCTGGCGGCCGATCGGCCGAGCGATCGAGATGCCGCCGGCTGATCTCGTGGGGCCGCGATGACGATTACGTTTCGCGTCTACGGGATCGCGCAACCAAAAGGCAATCTGAAAGCGTACACGCCACGCGGGATGAAGTTTCCGATCGTCACCGACTCGAATCGCTCGGTCAAATCATGGTCGCAACTCGTGGCCGAGACCGCATCGCGCACCTTGAACGAGGCCGCCTTGCGCCAGGGTGCCGGCATCGCTCGGGGATTCATGATCGCGGCCGTGCGTGTGCGTGTGGCCTTTGCGCTCCCTCGGCCCAAATCGATCAAGGCCCGCACGATCCCGCATCTCACCGCTCCCGACATCGATAAGCTCTCGCGCTCGGTCCTCGATGCGCTCTCGGGCGTGCTCTATCGGGATGATTCACAGGTGGTGGAGTTGCACGCCACCAAGTACTACGCGCCACACCTGGCCAATCCCTACTGCGATGTATCCGTCGAGGGGATCGATCCAGACTCCACGATCTCGCTCTCAGAGATCACAGCACGCGGCATGGTGACGCGATGAGCGTGCGTCAACTCGTGGCCGATTGGAGTGATAACACGATCATCAATCCGTGGGCTATTTCGATTCGCCACGCGATCGCGCTCGGAGATGCCGATGCCGCGTATCGGCTCACTCGTGGATTGTGTCAACGGATTCGGGAGTTGGGCCGATGGTAAACGAGCGCACCACGATCGATCTCGTGACCGAGTTACAGCGCACGCAATGGCAGTTTTACGCGCTACAGCGAGCGGTGATTGTGTTGCTCGGCCATCTGCATTCGCAAGGCCTGATCCCGCCCTCGGCTCTCGCGGACGTGATGCGGATCTTGGAAAGCGAGGGCAAGTGAAGATCCGCGATGCGATGCCCATCAGCCACAACTATGAGATCCGAACCGTGGAGGCACCATTCTCGACGGCGATCACGGTATTTCTCCAAGCCACTGGCGTGGAGGTGGATTTACCGTACGAGGCCATCGCGGCTCTCGCTGATACACAAGGCGAGATGGATGAGGCCGATCCCGATGGCCGTGTCGATTGGAGCGTGCAATGGGAAATCCCGTATGAGGATTTGATCGCGTACGTGATCGATGGCCACCGCTGTGGCGATGGTGCATTGCGGATGCGCGACAGCGATCGCGATGATCTGGTCGCTCTTGCTACCGCGCTCGAAACCGCCGCCGGGCAATTGAGATCCGCGATATCAGAGGCCATCCCTGTAAGCGAGGACAAGTGAATCGCCCGCCACGGCCACCGCCGCATTGGTTTGGCCTCGATGAATTGATCGTGGTGGCGTGGGTACTCCTGGCGATTGCCGCGCTCGTGGGCATCTTGGCGGCGGTGTTTCATGGCCTCTGGTGGAGCGCGTGATGGCGCGAGCGATCGCGATCGCCTGGCGGATGGTCCTCATCGCGCTCGTGTTGATCTTGGCGGCGGGATTTCTCTTGCAGTTCGAATGGGCGGTTACAACGTAGAGAGCGAGGGCAGAGCGATGGGCGACCTATTGATCGAGGACGGAGCCACACCAACAGCCATCACCACGAAGCGGAAGCGAGCCAAGCGGCCCGCCCCGGTGAACCGCGATCAAATCTTGCGGGCCGTGTGGGATCTCGCGGAAGCATTCAAGACCGCCAACGCGGCCGAGCGGCTCGCGGCTCTGCGATGGCTCGTGAGCGTGTACGTACCAAGTGCCGAGATCGTGGAGCCGAGGACACGGCCATGACGACGTTGGAAGAGCGGATCGCGTTTCTGGAAACCACGTTGATTCGCACGGTGGAGCTATTAGATCAACTCGCCACGATCGTCATCCGCATGCAGGATGCCGAGGACGATCCCGATTGCGTGGACGTGGGAGAAACGCGGCATCGATTCGAGCGGCCGCGATCCGAGGATTGAAACCGTGCCGATCCTGTACCCGTGTACGACGCCAGGATGCCACGCGCTCATCCCTCGGGGCATCGGCCGGTGTCATCGCCACGGAGGCGGCACCGCAACACAACGCGGGTACTCCAAGCAATGGACGAAACGCGCCGATCTCTTTCGGCAACGGTACCCGCTCTGTGGCGATCGCCCGGGCCAGGCGGTACCCGTGATGTCCGCATGTTGGCTCGCATCACCTCGGCGCTATACGCCCGCCGCGTGCGTGGATCACGTGCGGCCGCACCGTGGCGATGCCTCACTCTTTTGGGACGAGATCGGCAACTGGCAATCGCTCTGCCTTTCGTGCCACTCGGCCAAAACGGTGGCCGGTCTGTGATCGGTTCGATTACGTGAATCACCGTAACGCGGGAGCGCGATCGCGCACGTGCGGAATGCCCGTAACTCGACATCGGGGGGGGAGGGCGAATGTGCAGTTACGGGGAGCCGGGAAAT